TTATGTAGTTTTAGATAATGTAAATGAACAATTTGAAACAATTATAAATTTTAATTATCATTTCGCGGCAAATCCATTGTATAAAGAACGACAAGATTTAAGATATGACTTCTTAGTAAATGAGTTGGAGCAAAAACAAATTAAAGTTTATTTATGGGATATTGAGTCCTCACACAGAAAACTAAAGTTTAACACCATAAAAATGGATACTAAAAATGAAATAGATGACGGTCATTTTTCTTTTAAAGGACACATTGAATTTTATAGATGGATTTCTAAAAAAATAAAAAATGAAAATAAAATAATTTAAATGGTAATTACAATTTTAGCAGAACCCAGAAGTGGTTCAACCAATTTAACAAATTGGTTTTATCATAATAAAAATTTTACCACATTGTTTGAACCATTAAATCCTATGTCAAAGTGGTTTCAAAAAGATATACCCCCAACAGATTATCCATACAATACCGAACATTTGTGTATTAAAGAAGTGTATTACCCACACAAGGACTGGACGGATATAATAGAAGTATCTGATAAAATCATTATATTATATAGAAACGATTACATAAAACAATTAGAATCATTTTTAAATGCGGTAAGAACCTCCAATTGGGGCGGTGAATATATATACAAACATATTGATACAACATTTATTAAAGAAAATACTGATTATTTTAATGAATTAAAAATTAAATTTAAAGAAAAATATATAGATATGGATTTTTTTAAAATATCATATGAAGAATTATATAATGAAAACGGATTTCAAAAAGTAGTTGATTATATAAATTTAGATTGTGTTGAAAATAAAAACTTTCCATATGGTCAAAAATACCGCATAGAATTTAATGAAAAATCCAAAACTTTAATTTAAATGGAAATACAATTCTGGTATTGTGATTTTTATTCTAGTTGTACAAATATTAAAGAAACAATTGAAAAAATAGATAATACTATTTTATTTAAAAATATTTCTATTGATGAAATAGACTCCACAAAATTAAATTTTTTAATTTTTTTATTAGAAACCGAATGGACAAATTCAGATGCCGATAAAATTAAAGAATTTCCAGAAAATATAAATTTATCACATACTAATTATAATAAATTTATAAATTTATTAATTAAATTACAAAATAAAAATTTTTATTTTATAATGGATAATACAGGAGAGGCTGTGCTTTGGTTAGATGAAAAACATTTAAATTTTTTTAATGCATTAAATAGAAATAAAATTGATTCTAATAGATTAATTATTGCAAATAATGATTCATCTGATATTGGTATAGATAAAAGAAGTAAGTATAATCCAATCCATAATTTAGCAAAATATGGTAGTTTTATATTAAATACGTGTTTTTTTCCTAATTTTTTTTTATCAACCTATAATCATATGATTGGTTATGTTAGTGATACTACTATTAAAAAAACAATCAAACGAGATAAAACTTTTTTATGTTTGAATAGAAGAATGAATTTTAAAAAATATCAAATTATTGAAGAATTGTTTAATAAAAGGTTATTAAGAGATACTCGATTTACTTGGGTACACAACGCAGTACCTATTAATCAAATAAATAAAAAATTATTATTAGAACTAAATATAAATGTAGATAACTTTAAATCAATTCAATTGGAAGATGATGTAATATATGGTAGTCAATTATCATATTTAGATGAGTTTTTATACACCATAAACCCAAACTGGTATTATAAAAGTAAAGTTAATATTATAATAGAAACTATGTTATATAAAAATTCAATACACCTTACAGAAAAAACATGGAAAGCAATCTATTTAGGTGTTCCATTTGTTATATATGCGCCATCAAAACATTACCTTAAAACATTAAGAGATATGGGATTCAAAACATTTAATTCGGTTATTAATGAGGACTATGATGAAATGGATGGTGAGGATAAAATAAAAAAAATTATAGATAGTGCATTAGAATTATCAAATATTTATGATAGTAAAGAAGTATTAGAAATATGTAAATTTAATCAGGAACTATATTTTAATTTAGAGTATCGTAAAAAAATATATAAAGAAACTTTTTTAGATAAACTATATGATATTAAAACCATATTTGTTTCTAAAACCTTAATTTAAAATGGATATAAAAATATATAATAATACGGTAATGGTTCCAGTAAAATGTGGTAGTAGATATTTGAATAAAATTTGGGAAAATGAAAGAATTAAATTTAATCATTTCGAATATTTAGAATTTCCAAAAGTAAAATACATAGTGGTAAGAGACCCAATGAGCCATTTAATAACCGCACTCCATACAGAAACTTTAGAATTTATAAATAAATCCGGTGAAAGTAATAATTTTCATCATAAATTAAAAGATTTTGTTAGTCCACATGGAGTTACTCATTGGTGTGTTCGTTTTTACGAATACTTTTATTATTACAAAAAAAAATATGGTGAAGATATTCAAATAGTAAAATTAGAAAATTTAACCGAATTATTAAAAAATTTAGGTTATACCGTTGAATACAATTCGGATGAATATAATTTTAACAACTATAAAATGTGGTGGTCAAAAGATGAGTTATTTGAAATTTTAAAAAACACACATCCAAATGAAATTAATTGGCTAATTGACAAAGTTAAAATTCAAAATGTGTATTATAACAAACTTTTTAATAATAATGTTGATATAATATGAAATCTATAAAGTATTGGAAAAAAGATGAGTTCGATGTTGCTACTTATAAATGGAATTTAGCTGAAAGAAGAAATCAAACATTTAATGGCTCTGGTTCAGATGAAAGCGGAACTAATGTTTACACTTATAATGAAATGGGATTCAGAGGAGATTCAATCTATAAAGATGGATTTAGAATTTTATCAGTTGGATGCTCTCATACTGAAGGAGTTGGTGTATCTGATAATCAAACTTGGCCACATTATTTTTCAAGATTAATAGATAAAGGAGTTGATTTAAATGTAGGATTTGGTGGTAGAAGTAATGATTATATAGCAAGATGTATAGTTTCGTTAGTTGATACTTTCAGACCTAATCTTGTCAATATTATGTACACATATCCATCAAGAAAAGAATACTACAGATATGGTGGAGAATTAGAACCATTTCATATGAACCCTTGGGGATATTTTGAAGAGAACAAAGAAGGTATAGAAGAATATAAAGCAATTGCCAGAATAACACACGATGAAAATGATTTAATAAATTGGTATAAGAATCATTTGTTGATAACTAATCTATTACAAAATAAAAAAATACCATACACTTGGAACGGTTCTTTTTTGAATGATGATAGTGTAATGGATGATTATAGATTCGATGGTGAGTATGGTAACTTTAGAGAATTCTCAATAGATGGTAAACATGCAACTGATACTCACAACAAAGAATATGCTAATAAATTGTTTGATTTTTGTAAACATAAAAAGTTAATTTAATTTGTTAATTTAAAAAACTTTTCGTATCTTTGGATATGATTATAGTTCCACAAACACCCATAACAGAATCTAGCTTTCAAAAATGGAAGTCTCATAGATTAGAAGTAGAAGACGGCTTAGATTCGTACCATTACTATGTAATACCCTTAATTGATATTGATGAAGAAGAGATACCAGATATTGAAAGAATACCTGCATTATTTAGTTCCGAATCTGATGCATATCTTAATGATGATGGTAATGTAGAATATACTTTGCGATTATTTGATGATGACCTTCCTGAATTAGAATTTGAAGAAGAGGTTGAAATACTTTACAAAATTTTAACAAAAAAAGAAATTTATTTAAAATAACTTGGAAAAGTTAAAAATATTTCGTATATTTGATTTATCTTTTTTACTATACTTAAACTTTAAAGCAAAATGACAGAAAAAACAGAACAAGAATTAGAAGCAAATTACAACAAATTTATCGAAATCCTTAAAAAGTACTTTACAGGAGAACGATTAGAAAAGTTGTTATTTATGTACTCACCAGATGAGTTAGGATTAAATCTAACGGTCTCCCCAGCATCAGGTAACAAAAACTATCATAATGCATATGATGGTGGTTATATTGACCATATTTTTAATGTTTGTAAGAATGCTTTAAAAGTAAAAGAACTATTTGTATCAGCAGGTGGTAAGGTTGATTTTACAGATGAAGAATTATTATTTGCAGCATTACATCATGATTTAGGTAAGTTAGGAATCAAAGGAGAATTACATTATGTAGCTAATGATTCAGATTGGCATGTTAAAAATAGAGGTGAATTTTACAAACGTAATGAAAACATAACATTTATGTCAATTACGGATAGAACATTTTTTACTTTAAATCACTATGGTATTTCACACAATGAAAAAGAATATTTTGGGATTAAATTAACAGACGGGTTATTTGATGAAGATAACGAAAAATATTACAAAGTATATGATACGTCA